AGTGGGCGCAAGAGCGCCACATCTATGTTATGGCCGGCATGGAGTTGTTGGCTTACCTGCCTTATCAGGGCCAAGTGCAGGTTAAGACGGTGCGGTGTAATAACTGCGGCTGGTGCTGTGAAAACCCTCCAAAGGGGGCTGTACCGCAAGGGCATGATGGCGCTTGCATCTATCTGGAAACCATCGGGAGCGCCAAGGAGTGTTCCCTGGGCCTATCCCGCCCTTGGCATTGCTGCTGGCCGGATCCGCACCTTACCAAGCACCCTGAAGCTGACAAGCATTGCTGCATACGCTATGAGGTCGTGGAATGACAACGTATTATCCTCAATTATTGGCCAGCAGGATTCTTCGGGACTCTGATCGGGTGTCCTTGTCTGCGGCTAACGATGGAGGTGTCACTGCACACCCGAAGGCGACGCAGATAATCATAGCCACGCAGATCGGCTACAACGCCAAGGATACCGCGGCAAGCGCCTACAAACTCCAATGGCGCAATGTCACCGATGCCGGAGCTTTTGCCGATGTTGCGTCAACAGGCGAGTGTAAGTGGGCTTCGAGTTCCGGGGTTTTGGCTGACGGAACTGCCCTTACTTCCGGTAATGCCAGATGCACGGCCCCCGGCGACCAAACGTGGCAGAACGGATTGGAGAACGTCGGGGACAATCTACTGCCCGATTCTGGCACGCTTGATTTAGGGTCTGATTATTATACAGAATTGCAGTGGGCCGTAAGTCTAGCAGACGGGCATGGTGGCGATCAGTATGAATGGCGGCTGTGGAACAATACTTCCGGCGCCGCGGTTGGAACGTGTTTAGCTCAAGTCACGACCCAGAGTGTCATTGGCCTCACGGTTGCTGATTGTGCGCAAGCGCAGACGTGTGAAGCGCCGGTCCTGGTGCAAAAATACACGGTTGCGGTCCAGGATGCGAGTCAAGGGCAGGCGGCTGATAATGTGGTGGTGGTGCCGGTAACGCCTCCCACGAATTTAACCGTTGCCGATGCCGCCCAGGGGCAGTCAGTCGAGGCGGGGGTCCTGACTCAGAAACATTTATTGACCGTGGCAGATTTGGCGCAGGGGCAATCGGCTGATGCTCCCGCCTTAACTCAAAAGCATATTTTGACCGTGGAGGATGCGGTTCAGGCGCAATCGGTAGAGTCCCCGAACCTGATTCAAAAATATGTTCTCACTGCCGGCGATCTTGACCAAGCTCAGACGGTAGACGGAAATCTGACCCTGGAGGAAATCGCCGGCGCCATTGATTTGATCCTGGCTGACCTGTCTCAATCTTCCGCCCTGGAAAACGCCGTCATTCAGCTTATTTATATCATGAGCGCCCAGGACCTGGCCCAGGAGCCCCTGTTGGATGGCCTTTCCGTGACCCAAACGCATATCCTGGCGACCCAGGACGTCGATCAGGGGCAGTCGGTGGAGACCTGTTTATTGACCCAAAAACACAATTTAACCAGTCAGGAACTCACCCAAAATCAGACCACTGATGAAATCACCCTCGGGCTTGTAGGCGAATTGATGGTTGAAAACATGGGGCAAACCCAGGGCCTCGACTCAATTCTGCTGACTCAGAAGCATAATCTATCGGTGCAGGATTTGGGGCAGGCCCAAGGGGTTGACCCGGCGGTTCTGTCTCTGATTTACCAATTACAGGCCGCGGATTTGGTCCAGGCTCAAAATGCTGACTCGCCCGAACTGGCCCAGGAACGCTTCATAATCGGCCAAGATTGTCATCAGGCGCCGATTTTGGATGATGTCCATCTGAATGTGGGTTTAGACCTGGTGGTCGCCGATCTGGTCCAGGGACAACAGGCCAGCTATGTCCTGCTCTGTAACCTGGCGAAGTTTGAGGCCAGCGTGGCGGCCCGGATATTGTCAGCCAATCCGGATTTTCCGACTTTAATTGCCGGTATTTTGGCCCGGCAATTATCCGCTGAGGTGGATTATGGGCAATAAAGCGGCCCTCAAGACAGGCGAGGCCAAGACCCTCACCTTGACGATAACGGATGCCGACGCCGTCGCCGTGGACCTTTCCCAAGCCACCTTGGCGCTGGGAGTTAAAAAAGCCAAAACTGACGTGGCCTATTCAATTAGCAAGGACGATACGGCGTTCAACAAAGACCAGGCGGCTGCCGGGATCGTGACTGTGCCTTTGACGGCCACGGACCTGGCTTTGGCCGAAGGGACTTATATCGGAGAACTGAAATGCTCCTGGGTGGGGCCTCCGGAGGTGATCGAAAAGAGCGCCGATTTCTTTATCCAGATCAAGCAGGCAGTGACTTAGAACCCGGGACCTGGAGGACAAATGCTAAAAATCACCACCGGCGACAAACGCCTTGAAATTGATTACCAGGGGACCACCGTGGCTGTAGTCCTGGCCCCGGTGAACCTCACCAGTCAGTTGCAGTCCCTGGAATGGGCCAGGCAAAACGGTCTGTGGAAAATTGAGATTGGCGGCAACGGCGGCCGGGAGGCCGGGCTGGTTTCCGCCATCGCCTTCGACCGGATTGAACTGCTGCGCCGCATCAAGGCCTGGGAAGGGCTGGTAGACGGTGAGGGTAAAGAACTCCCCTGCACCGATGAAATGAAGGTTCTGGTCTTCGGCCAGCAGCCGTTTCTGGTAAACCTGATCCAGGAGCAGATCCAGGCGGCGGCGGAGGCGGAAGGAAAAAACTCCGGGCCCTCGCAGGCTGGTTAGGACGGCCGGCGTCCGCCTGGGAGGCCTGCCGGACGTGCCGGCAGGTTCACCAGGCTGATCCGGCCTGGTCCTGCGAGGGCTGCGAACAGGAACAACCGGGCGTGGTGCCCGGCAATCTCCTGGCCTGGCTGGCCTGGGTCAAACTTGAGGCGGCAATTTTCGACGGCATGGGGGGCATCAACATCGCTGGTATCGAAGCGGGCTTGAGACTGTTGGAGATCCCCCGGAGTGTCAGGCCCGAATTGTTTTCCAAACTCATGACCCTGGCCCGGGGCATCTTGGAGCGAAGGCGAAAACATGGCTAACGACGGCAAAGTCGTAATCGAACTCGTAGGCAAGGACAGCGCCACCCAGACCTTTGTCAAGTCCATGCAGGATATGGCCGGGTCCGTCAAGAAACTGGAGGAGTCCGGGGGCGGCCTGGGAAAGCTGGGTTCCGCCTTTAGCATGATCCAGGGCCATTGGGCCGCTCTGGCGGCCACCATCACCGGCGGTATCAGCTTTGCCAAGTTTTGGAGCGAGTTTGAAAAGCTGGCAACGATGGAAAGCGCCCTGCTCAAGATGTCCAAGCGGCTTAACGACACGGTAGAGAATATCTCCGCCCTGGGGTACGTGGCCAAGAAGACCGGCATGGACGCCGAGGCTTTCAATATCGCCATGGAGCGGATGCAGAAAAACGTCTCCAACGCCGCCAAGGGGGTGGAACAAGTCACCGGCATGGTGGACGAGTTCGGGGAGCCGGTGGGTAAGGCCGGCAAGGCCCTGGATGAACTGGGGCTGCGGGCCGAGGTGCTGAACAAGTTGTCCCTGCCGCAGAAGCTCAAGGAAATTTCCGCGGCTATGAAGGACAACGTCGATCCGGCCGATCAGGCCCGGGTCGCCATCGAACTTTTCGGGAAAAGCGGCGGCGGCCTGGTCATCGCCCTGAAAGAGGGGCCGGAAGCGATCCAAAAGTGGATTGACCGGTATCAGGAACTCGGCGGGGTGCTCACTACCGAAGGCGCCGAGGCCATGAGCAAGGCCAAGACGGCGGCGGGAGATCTGACCATTGCCTGGAATAATTTTGGGCGGGAACTGTATGAAGGGGTGGCCCCGCAAATTGCCTATGTTCTGGGGTTATTGACTGATTTAGCGATAGCAGCCAAACGGCCTTCAGGATATTTGCCGGGAGCTCCCAAGGGGCGAGAGCCCAAAAGTCTTGCTGAAGCAATGGGGTATGTTCAACCTGCTCCCGAAGAACCGCCCCCGGATGTGCGCAAACCCCCCACCCGGCAGGCGCCCTCAAAGCCGGGGGGTGGCGGCGGCGGCAAAAGTATGGCCGATGACATCCAAAAAGAGATCGACAAGCTCAACAGGGAAGTGGATGCCGCCCGCAAGACCGCCCTCGACAGTGTCAGCGAGACCTGGCGATTTAATTTTGATCTCAAGCAACAATCGGTTCAAGCCATCCGGGACCGGGTCAAATTAGAAACGGACGCGACCAAAGAGACCTCAACGCTGTGGGACTCGGTACTGGGGGATGAAAAACTTTCTTATCAGGAACGGCTCGGGGCCGCTAAAAATTATAAGGTTGCCCGCATTCAGGTCATAGACGAGGAGATCAAGGCCATTCAGGAAAAATACGGCGCCTTGATTGGCCCGGACGCCCTCGAATCTTACCGTAAATCCCAGATTAACGCCGTAAACAAGCATGTTCAATCAACCATTAACCCAGAGGCGTTCAGCTGGGAATCGGCCTGGAAGCAAGCCGCGGCAAACGTCCAGACCTCATTGAGCGGAACTATTTTTGCCCTCATGACCCAGACCAAAACCGCCGGCGATGTGATCACCAATATTACCAACAGCGTCTTGCAGATAATCAGCGAGATGGGCGCCCAAGCAATCATGAATCTGGCCAAGATGGCCCTGCAATCCACCAGTTGGTGGGGCGGCGGCGGGGGTGGGGATTTTGCCGGGGCCTCTATTTCCGGCGGGTTCGCTCACGGCGGGGTCTTCCAGCGATTCGCCCGGGGCGGGGTGTTCCATTCCCCCCGGGTTTTCCCCATGGCCGTCGGTTATGGCTTGATGGCGGAGGCCGGGCCGGAGGCGGTGATGCCGTTGACCCGGATTGGCGGGGATTTGGGGGTCAAGGCCGTGGGCGGCGGCGGCGCCCCGGTCAACATCACCATCAACAACAACGCCCCCAATACCCAGGCCAGTGCTGAACAGGGCCCCAGCGGCGATATTATCGTGACCATTGACCAGATGACCGCCCAGGCGTATTCCCGGCGCGGCTCGTTGTACAAGGCGATCAACAGCGGCGGCGGCGCCACCAAGAGGTAATGGGATATGCCCCAAAACTGGCCGGATACGCTCCCCCAGGCCTGGCTCCAGGAAGGTTATCAGGAAACCTTGCCGGAGGTTGTGATCCGTTCCGAGATGGACGCGGGCCCGGCCAAAGTTCGCCGCCGGTTCACCGCCCAGGTGACCCCGATCAAAAGCAAACTGCTCCTGACCGCGGCGCAGAAAGGCTATCTGGAAACCTTTTTTAACACCACCACCGCCGGCGGCAGCCTGTCTTTTACCTTCCCCCATGACGGGACCGAAGTCTTGAGATTTACCAAGCCGCCGGCGTTTTCGTCTAAGGGTGGATTGAACTGGACCGCGGATTTCGAACTGGAGAAATTGCCATGAGCCGGGATGTGTCCCTGGATTTCATCGCCGCGATTAACGCCCAGGAAACCGATGAGGCGTTTATCGTCCTGGTGACCATCGAGCACCCGGATTTGCCCGCCCCGGAGTATCTGAACAATTCCGGGGCCAACATAGTGAGCCGCGGAAATATTTTTCTGGCTTGTAATTTTCAACCGACCTTATCGGATGATTCGGATGACCAGCCGCCCCAGGCGAAGTTGGTTATTGACAACATCGACCGGAGGCTAGTCGCTGCACTCAGGGAGGCGGCGGCCGGCGGCGCGGCCCCGGTGATTGCCCTGGAAGTGATCAAGGCCTCGGCCCCCGACGTGGTGGAAATGGCCCTGACTGATTTCGAGATGCGGGAGACCACCTATAACAGCTTGACCATCGAGTCAACCCTGACCCTGGAGAGCCTGTTCAAGGAGCCGGCCTGCGGGTACAGCTTTAGCCCGACCTATTTTTCCGGGTTGTTCTAAGAATGAGGTATATTTTTGCAGACAAGTCCTGAAAAGATGAGCCTGGCCGAGTTTGCCCGCCTCGCCATCGGCGTCCCTTTCCTGGACCACGGCCGGGATTTCCACGGCTGGGATTGCTGGGGGCTGGTAGTGCGAGCCTACCGGGAGTGCTTCGGGGTTGAATTGCCGGGTTATGAGCACATCTCGGCCCTCAGTTCCCGGGAGGCGGGGGAGATCATTGCGGCCCAGAGCCAATTGTGGGTGCAGGTACCGGCGCACCAGGAGCTCCCTGGTGACGTGATCGTGCTCCGGGAAGGCTCCTGGCCCTGCCATGTGGGCCTAGTGGTCAAGGCGGGGCTCATGCTGCACGTGGACATGAAAATTGAAACCTGTGTCGAATCCTATAACGTACCGATCTGGAAAACTCAGGTGATAGGAATATATCGCCATGCAGCCCTCGGCTGAGTCTCAACAACTGCGGGTAGTGGCCTGCCCGCACCCTTTCAAACTGGCGCACCAGAAGTATGCCTTTGCCCCAACCCTATCCCTGACTCAAATCCTCCGGGAAGTCCAGCCTGACGCCCTCCTGAGCCGCCGGGCGCATATCTGGCTAAACGATACCTATATCCCCGCGGAGAAATGGGATTTCACTTTTCCCGAGGCCGGATCTGATATCGCCATCCGGGTGGTGCCGGCTGGCAAGAAGACCTGGCGGGCTATCGGAAGTGTTTTTATTGCGATTGCCGCAATTGTGGTGGCGGCTGTTGTTACTTGGGCTACCTGGGGTGCGGCTGGGCCGCTTATGGCCGGAATATTAGGAGGTCTGGCAGGAGGGGTCGTCGGCATCGTCGGCAACATGGCCCTGAACGCCCTATTCCCCCCGGCCAAACCCGGCGGCGCCGGAACCATTGGCGCTTTATCAGGTATATCCCCAATTGGTCTGGACTACGGAGGTGGCCAGTCTTCCCCTACCCTCTCCATCACCGGGGCCCAGAACAAAGCGAACCTCTGGGCGCCGGTGCCCTTTATCCTGGGCAAGTTTCGGGTGGCGCCGTTCTACGGGGCCCGGACCTACACCGAAAGCGCCGGGGGCGACCAGTATCTCCGCCTCCTGTTCGTCTGGGGGTTTTCCCCCGTCCAATTGGAAGACCTGCGCATCGCCGATACCATCCTGGAAAATTATCAGGGATTGGAGGTTGAGCACCGCAACCTGACCTTGCTCCTGTCGGCCCAGACCATCGCCATTGACGTCACGGCCAAGACCCTGACCCGGACCTCCGGCAACTGGCTCGTGGACGGGATTAAGGCCGGGGATACCATGACCCTGGGTGGGTGCACCACGCCGGCAAACAATACCACCTACCTGATTTCTGTGGCGACCGCTCTGGTCCTCACCTTCACCACCAGCATGGCCACCACCACCGAGGCTGGGAACGGGGCGCAGACCGCTTCGATCACCTTCGGCGATGACGACATAACCCTCTATCCGATCTCCATTGACGAAACAGCCCTCTCAATTGAACTGGAGCAGAATGTCGAAAACACGCAGACCTCCGAAATGGATGCTGACGAACTTTCCATAGATATCGTTTGCCAAAGCCTTATGGGGTTGACTCCCTCAGGCAGCACCTATGAATTAACGGTAAATTTCACGGTGACCTACCGGGAAACCGGCACCTCCGGGGCCTGGCTTACGACTGCCAACATAGCCATGACCGGCAACAGCAAATCCGCGGTTCGCGGCACCTTGAGGTGGAAACCTGCTGCCCGGGGCCAATATGATATCAAGGTGAAGCGCACCACTGCCCCCGACACCATCTGGACCTCATCGGTCAGCTATTGGGTGGCCCTGCGCACCATAAAAAATGAAGACCCGATTGATTTCCCTCACCCTCTGGCCAAAACCGCCATGCGTATCAAGGCCACGGGGCAGCTCAACGGCACGGTCGAGGAGTTCAAAGGCACCCTCACCAGCATCTGCCCGGATTGGGATGCCGACACCGAGACCTGGATCACCCGGGCGACCCGGAACCCGGCCAGCCTCTACCGCCTGGTTCTGCAGGGGCCCCAGAACCAAAAACCCTTGGCAGATTCCCGGATCGACCTCCTAAATCTCCAATACTGGCACGCATACTGTACAACTCAAGCCTGGAAATACAATAAGTATATCGACTACGCGGCCACGGTTGAAGATCTCTTGAGGGAAATTGCCGCCGCCTCCAGGTCGGCCTTCTCCCGGATTGATTCCAAGGTGGGGGTGATCATCGACGAACCCCAGGGTTTCACTATCGGCCCGGCCTTCACGCCCAGAAATATCCTCAAGGATTCCTTTCAATCCATTATTGCCATTGTGGACCGGCCCCACGCCTTCCGGTGCCCCTTTATCAATGAGGATATGCAATATCAGCAGGACGAGCGGATTGTCCTGGCTGACGGCTATAAAGACGAAAACGGTTTGGATGCTTGGGGAATATCGCACCCTGAGTATCCTGCCGCCACGATCTATGAACAACTTGACCTTCCCGGTGTTACAGACCCGGAGTTGATCTTCCGCCATGCCCGCTATCATTATGCTGTGGCTACCCTGCGCTGCGAGACGGTCCAATTCGGCACCGACATCGAATGGCTGGTGGCCACCCGAGGGGACCGGATCAAGTTCGCCCATGATGTGATGCTGACTGGGCTTTCCTGGGGCCGGGTGAAGACTCTGGTTATGGAGATTATTGGTTACACGGAAGATGATCCGCCGGAGCCGATTTACTCCGGGTTTTTGGGCGGGGTTACTACCGATGAACTTTTGCCGATGGAAGTCGGGAAGGATTATGTGCTGCGATTCCGCCTGGCCGACAATACCAGTCTGCTTTGCCCCATTGTCACGGTGGCCGGGGCAGAAAAAGAGGCCACGTTTATAACCCAGATTCCTGCGGTGAATGATTGGCCAGCAGTGGGGGACCTGTTTCTTTTCGGTGAAGCGGATCTGGAGGCCATCGACCTTATCATCAAATCTATTCAGCCGAACAGTGATCTATCCGCCACGGTGGTTGCGGTTCCCTACGATGAAAATATCTACCTGGCGGACGTGGGCACGATCCCGGCCCATGACCCCAAAATCTCGGCCCCGGTGGAGTGGTGGTCCCCGGTCATTGCCTGGATCAGATCCGACGGCACGGTGCTTTTCCCTATCCCCGGCGGTGGCTGGCAGTCCCGCATCCTGGTCACCCTGACGCGGCCCTCGGCCCTGGATAGCCAGATTACCGGCGTGGAGGCCCAATTTTGGGTAACGGGCAGCGATGAACCAGCGACAACTTTGCCGGTGGTGCCCCTGGACACCGGCGAGGTATCGATCATGCCGGTGACCGACGGCCAGAGTTATAACTTCCGCCTGCGTTACGTCAAGGTGGATGGGTCCCGTGGTCCCTGGGGAGCCACCGAAACTGAGGTGGTGGAGGGCAAGACGTCGTCTCCGGCCGATGTGACCGGGTTCTACGTCATGCAGGCCGAAAATATGATCACTGCTCTCTGGACCTCAATTCCCGATCTTGACCGGGCCGGCTATGAGATCCGTTATGGCGAAGTGGGCGGATCTTGGGAGGTTGGAATCCTGGCAAACGGGGAATACAAGGGCAGTATGTTCACCACCACCAACATCCCGCCCGGTACCTGGGATGTAATGATCAAGGCTCTTGACACCTCCGGGAACTATTCGGCCGCCGAAGCCCGGAGGACCTTGCAAATCTATCAATTCTACACAGTATTGAGCAGCCAGGAGCAAAGGCCGCTTTGGGGCGGGACGCTGGTAAATCTGGTGCGCAACCCCTTGACAGGGAACCTTAACCCAGATGATCAGGACATCCCGGACGGCGACGATTTCGATGTGTTTGACAACTATGTGGTCAATCCTTACAGCGACATAAGTTATACCGCCCCGGAAATCGACTTGGGGTCCGATAAGGTGGCCCGGGCCTGGGCTCGGATTTACAGCAATCTCGGAGTTGGAGAAACTGGTATAAAAGCCCCGGCTCTTTCCCTGGATTACAAGCTGGATGGCGGGGCGTATGATGGTTTCGAGAGCTGGGGCATTGGCTACTTTGAGGGCCGGGGTGTCAAGTTCAGATTATCCATTGATCCTGCAGTTGGGATATTGAGACTGACAGGATTTCAGCCGACCATCGACCAGGCGGCTTAGGGGTGGGCATGTCTACTATTCCTGAGATTTTGACCGGATTAGAAAAACGGATCATGGTTTTGGAGCGGCTGGCTGGCATAGAGCCGGACCCTGCAACCTTAATGCATCCGAAATCAGGCAAACAGGATGATTTCAGGGTTGCCGAAGCCGCCAAGATAGCAAAGGAGTTAATAAAATGAGCGTTGGAACCTTCCTGCAACCCGATCATGAGACGCAATCCGGTGCTGTCTATAAGGCTGCCATTGACAATTCGCTTGCCGCCATGTCTCGTATTGCGGTTGCGTTTGCTCCTCACGAACAGGACACGCCCGCTATGACCGTGAGAGTGGATGCCGGGGATTTGCTGGTAAGCGGGGCAATAGTACATCAAGCTGCTCAGAACTCAGCTACCATTACAGCCCCTTCAGGGACCGATCACCGGATTGACCGGGTAGTAATTGATTCCCTGACCGGGGCGGTGTCGGTAGTTGCCGGGACGCCAGGAGTTGAAGGAGCTGTTACGCCGCCAGATATTCCCACTGGCAAACTCCCGGTCTGCCAGGTAGCTCTGGCCCATGGTATGACGGTAATTACGAATGATCTGATTACCGATGAGCGGATTCTGGGCGGCGGAGGTGTTGAGGCCATCAAAATCGACCAAATTTGCGTCAATATAGGGGATGACCCAGCTACAGAATTGGGTTATGGCACCTGGGAATTAATTAGAGCATTGGGGATAGAATCTATCTATCCCCCCGCTCACAGCGGCACCTATGTTAAGGCGTCATATGCAGGCGGATATTATCCGTATAATGCTACCGATCCAGCCAACCCATTGACTGGGGCTGACACAACATCATGGCTGTATGGTTCCCCCACAAATGTTAGGTTTCATATAGACACAGGTAGTGCTCAAGTAATACGCCGCATCTACTACGAAAATTATCATGATAGTGGTGGAGTCTTAGGGCGTGGAATGAAAAATTTTACGCTGTGGGGATCAAACAGCCCAACTGCTTTTGCAGAGTTGACCTATGGTATTGATACCGACTGGACCCAATTAACCACCTCGCAGTCAACCTTTGACCAGCATACCGGGTCGGATATAGCTGATCCTAAATACATCGACGTTTCTGGACAAACTGAGATGTACCGTTATTATGCGATTAAAATAAGCGACAATCATGATAGTGGGACTGGTTATATAGGCGCCAGGCGAATTGTGCTTCAATCTGGCGAAGCAGCAATGTGGTTGAGAACGGCTTAGCAATAGTTCAGGGCTTGGCGAAATCCATGCCTCAAGTTGGCCATGTTTTAATCTATGACCATGAGGAGGGAAACGGATTGAAAAAAATCTTGATGATTATATTTTTGCATCTCTTGATACTCACAGGTGCCGGAGTCGCCGGGCACCAGTCGAATATGGGCCTGGGCCTGGGACTGAGTATGACACCCAGTAGTGGAGGTGGTCCGAGTGGATCTGGATTTCTTCGTGAGGACAGCGGTTATATTCTGCGGGAAGACGGCAGTTATCTATTGAGGGAGAATTAAAATGAGAAAACTATTCGGCATTTTATTGGCGGCCAGCCTGCTCGCATGTCCTTTTAATGGCTGGGCGGCCGACACTAAGATTTCGGCTGACACCACGAAAACGGCCCCGGTGGGGGCTGACCTTATCCCGATCCTGGATTCTGCTGCGTCAAATGCAAACAAAAAAGTAACCGTGCAATCGTTGCGGCTGTTCCCCTATGCCTCATTGACGGCAGGGCAATATGAGGGGCCTACGAGAGCCGGAGTCTGCGGCGAGACGCTGGTGGCCGGGAACGCAGTTTATCTTGGAGCCACCGGGCGGTTATGGAAGGCCAAGGCCGACTCAACCTCTACCATGCCAGCTATTGGCATTGTGGTGTCGGTGTCTGGCGGCGGTCTTGCCGGGCAAGCCTGTGTCATCCTGACCTCCGGGTACATCAACACCGGGACTTACACGGCGGCCACGGCCCCAGTGCCGATCTATGTCAGCCGGGCCACGGCGGGGTTGATAACCATCACTGCCCCTTCCACCGTAGGCGATCAGGTCCAGATTCTCGGGTATGTGACCGACGTTGCCAACATCCTGGCGATCAACATCAATGAGGCGCTGTTTGAGGTTGGGTCTGGTGAAACGCTTCAAGAGCCTGCCGCCGATGGTACTTATGGAGTTGGATCGCTGGTCATCTCCGGCATCAATGGCGAAGCTGGGGCTATGGCCCTGGGGGACGTGGTCTTTATCGCCAACGGAGCAACTAACACCGTCCCGACTTTCAAGTTTGCCAAAGGTAATGCGGCCTCAGATAAGCTCATCCCAGCGGTGGCCATGTGTACCGGCACGGTGGCGGCAGGCGCAACCGGAACCTTTCTGCTTCGAGGCACGATCCAGAATACCGGGTGGTCGGCCTTGACGGTCGGCGGCACAGACGGGATCGTTTGGCTCTCAGTAACCGGGACTACGGGAAACACCTGGAACCAGACTGCTCCGGCCTCGAATAAGGTCCAGCAACGGCTGGGATATGCGGTGAACGATGCTTATTCGGCGGCGCACACCGGGCAGAGCAAATCCATGTACTTCTGTCCTTCCGGGGATTGGAGTGTAGTGCCTTAAAGGAGATGATAAATGAAACTTTTTAGACAAACGGTTTTTGTAGTAGTTGCCCTAATTTTTCTTTCTTGGTCAGCATTTGGATCTACTATTACAACTGGCGGAAGTGGCAATTGGTCATCAACAACACCTAATGCTCCCTGGCCTGGGGGTACTCTACCTGTTGCTGGTGATGTTGTAATTATAGCAACTGGTCATACTGTGGTTATAGATGTTCCTCGTATCCCTGCAACATCGGGCACATTATTATCCTTAACAATGCAGACTACTGGAACTTGTACGTTAAACCAGACTACTGCAGGTGTAGTGGAAATCAATGCCACAACCATTACAGGTGGAACAACTGGCCATGCTATAAATTTAAGCGGTGGGACCAACGCAACGACGTTTAATGTTGGAACAGGGGCAGGTGAAGGAATTAAAGGCGGGACTTCTACTGCTTGCGGCTTGTATTCCACCGCCACTGGATTAATTACAGTCAATGGTAATATAACGGGCGGAGCAATAGCGGCCAGTGAAAGAGGATTTGACCAAGAAGGTGCTGGAACTGTTGCAATAAATGGCAATGTTACAGGTTCTGTGGGTCCAGGATACTATCAAAACGCTGCTGCAACTTGCACTATAACAGGAAACGCTACTGGTGGCACAGGTACTTCAAGTTTTGGTGCGAATATCCTAAATGGAACCGCAACATTGACAGGAAATGGCACAACTACAGGCAATATAATAAATGGTACAGGTGCTGTTGGGTGGAGTGGGAAACCTCCTACATGGAGTCCTGCTGCATCAAATTATCACCAGATCGCAGCAGGAAAATTAGCATTGGAAAAACTGGCGACGGAATTAAAAAGCGGGGTGGTGAATGGCACCATTACGGGAACCTATCAAGGCGCACCCTTCGGGATGACTCCGTAGAGGTAAATCATGGCCCTTATCTTTGAAGAAAACTTTGAGTCTGTAGCCGCCATTGAAGCAAATGGGGCGAATGCTCATAATCTTGTGGCGGGAGATATTGTTGCGGGCTACTCAGGCAACGGCGTCCAAATTACCGGGACCAAGTACCTGAACTACCTGACCACCGGACGCTTCAATTGGGACAGGGGAACCATTGAAATGATGGTTAAGCCTGCCTGGGGAGGGAGGGATAATCTCGGCGTCGCCATCGCCAATTTCTTTCTCAACATTGAGTGGTCAGCAAATCAAAGGTGCAGACTTTATTATGATGCCAACCTGGGCATCTTCTATACCTATCCCCAGGTTTCTCCCGCCATAATCACCTCCACCACTGTTCCCCTGAAATGGGTCGCAAACGAATGGCACAAGGTCATATTCTATTGGGATTTTACCCTATCCGAAACCCAAAGCTACATGATCTTCAAGGTCGACGCTCCCACTGCAAGCCAGCCTTTTCGGGGTTACTCGGAGATCGTGCTTCGTGCCCCGGTAACTGCTGATGCCCTGGCCGGAGGGTCGCTGTTGTGGATAGGAAGCCGCAGCACTGTCTCCGACAAATTCAATGGGGTTATCGACAGCGTCAAGATTTATGACGAGTCACTTCTTCCGGCAGGTGATGGCGGCTATGTCCGTGATGGGGTGCCTTTTCCTAATAAGGTCTTCAATCCCCAGGATGGAGGGGCTACCGAAACTGCTTTCCGGGCTATCTATCCTGCTGATGGCGTGTGTAGCCCCTGGGAAACCAACGCCACACAACCGACTGATTGCCCTCTGCTGGGCGCTGGAGTAGAACCGGCGAGCAATGTGATCTTCTTCAAGCGTCCCCACCTGGAATCGGTATATGAAGGTTTTGTGCCGGCCCAGGGGGATATTGACGGCCCTTACACCTATAAAGGAACGGCAGGAGAGATTGAGACCCTGTTCTTCAACGTCTATTCGCGCATAGCTTTGACAAATGTGGTGGTCACCAAGACGGCCCTTACCGGTCCTGGCACCATCCCAACCTCGGCGATGGACTTACGGATCGTGAAAAACTGGTTTCAGGCCGGGCACGATGGCGGCTATGGGCGACAGAATAATCCGTCCTGGGTTGCGGAATTGCTCCTTCACGATGACACGATTGCCCTCGAAACCGATGCCACTTTGGGAACTTTCAAAGTTCCGACCTTGCCGGTTCAGGATCATGTGGATACTGACATTGCTGCGGCAACCTCAAGGCAGTTTGCGCTTATGGTCACGGTGCCACCTGATGCCCCCGCGGGGAACTACACCACCACCATCAGGCTGACGGCTGATGGGGGGGTGGACGTGACGAAGGTGTTGACCCTGACGGTCTTATCGTTTGCTCTGCGGGCCTCAGACAAGAACCGGGCAATCATGCTGTGGCATAACAATGACACACCTTATGCTCAACCATCTCAACAGAATCTGGATATTTGGGATATCATCGCCAAGGACTTTGAATCACTCAAAAGCATCGGCATTAATTTTCCCTGTTTATGCTGTCCCAACAATATGTCTGCGAGCAATCCCCCGTATGGAGACGCAGCTTGGCGAGGCACCAGCCCGACGTATGCCTTAGATGCTGCATGGGAAGCCACATCTATTTGCACTCCCCAAATAGGTACTGAGACGTTCCTGGAGATCATGCAGAACAAGATTGAGGTGGCTAAGGCGGCTGGTATTACCAAGATGAGCATCTACGCTGGGGTTGTGCCTGCTAATCTGAACCTTGAATACTGCGCCGAACTCGTGACACTCTTGAACAATGCCGGTATCGAAGTATGGCTGTGGGGGAAAGACGAGTTCGGGCATAGCTGGCCGTCTCTCTTGGCAGAGCAGATAACGAAAGCCAAGCGGGTTCATGCCATCGGCGGGAAGTGTTATGGCTGCCCCGAAACGGTTACTGCACAAGACACATATATCGCTAACCTGCCGACCTACAATGCTCAGGAGCCGGTGGGCAATGCTGACATAGAGGCGAGCGTCTGGAATATCAGCCAGGCTGCTACGATAAACGCAATGGCTGCCAGGGTTCCCACTGACACCGAAGCCCCCGACCGTCTGGAGGGGTTCTACTTTCAGATTCGAGACGGCAATACCTTCTGGCACCGGCACAATATGGGATTTATTCCGTGGTTGACCGGGCTGTTGATTAACCCGTCTCAATTCAAGGCCGAACCACCACGTGCATATAATGATTTTACCGGCACAATAAATAGAGCTTACGGCTACGTTTCACCCTCAATTGATGGGACTGGGGTGTATCGCAATGTCCCGACCTTCAACCTTATTGCAGCAAGGGAAGGTTGGAAGGATGAACGGTATCTGCAAACCTGGAAATATTACCGGGACCGGGCGGCTGTTGCACACCCCTCAGACGTGGCAGCTTCCGATACGGTTATTGCTGACCTGCTGGACAAGTACCGGGTGATTTGGGCTATGCCTCTGGAGGCATCAACCTGGGATGCGGATCGGGAGACGATTATCACCGAGATTGAGAAGATGATGGCTCTCAATCCGAGTCAACACCGGTCGGTAATTAGCGGTGTAATCACTGCCATGTGGAAGCGGTTTCGGAAGATTGGTGGAGTTAGGCAATAATCAGCCAAGTGGAGATTTGAGGGAGGATTAGATAATGGCAGATATGTTTTGTCCGCTTCATGGAACTGTTATAGCTGATCTTCAAGCAATTAAGTCCAAACAAGAAGCTCGTCACTGCCAAGGTCATGAGGTTATGATAGCAGGCTTAGACGTCGATCTAACCAGAGTAGAGAAAGACAATACAGAGCAGTGGGTAGCCATTAATCAATTACGTAGGTTAGTCTACATGGGCGCAGGTGGCGTAATCGTGGCCTCGTTTGTTGGAGCAATGCTTGGAAATCTACTTATGGGATTTATAAAGAGGTGAAGGAGATAACAATGGACAAACACCCATGGTTTAAAATTGCCGAGCATGAGTTAGGGGTGGCCGAAATCCCCGGTGCTGGAGACAATCCCCGGATCGTGGAATATCTCAAGTCAACTTCCTTGGGAAAGCCTGATAACCAGAACGATGAAACCCCCTGGTGCTCCGCCTTTGTCAACTGGTGCATGGAGCAGGCTGGGATTGAAGGGACCGGGAGTGCCTGGGCCAGGTCGTGGTTGAACTGGGGCAAGGAGCCGAACGCAGATGATTACAAAGGCTGTATGGTTATCCTGGAGCGTGGTGCTCATTCCGGCCATGTGGGGTTCCTGGATGACTGGGATGATGAGGGGGTAAGGCTCTTGGGCGGGAATCAGGCTGACAAGGTGTGCTACGCCTGGTTTCCCATTGAACGGGTGCTCGGGTACCGGGTACCGGAGGGGGTGTGAGGTGCTTAACAGAATCATTGATAATCCGATTACTTCGTGGTCTGGTTTAGTGGTTCTTGTCGTGGGGGCTGCCCTGCTGGGATTTGGGCGGATCACCTGGGATCAA